TCCTCCATGAGGGATGTGGCAGACACCATTCCGAAAACGCTCTTTCTGGCATCATAGCCCAGCATATAGCAGATCCGTTCCTCCATCTCATCGTTCATCCGCAGCATATCTTCCATGCTTGCGTTCTCTGGGATGCTTTTACCCATTTCCTTCAGGTGCTCGGAAACCTCGGCGCAGCGCGCCGCCAGTTTCACATCTGCAGGATTCAGGCGGAAGGAGGAGATCACATTCCCCTCCTCGTCCCGGAAATAAAAGTTTACAAGGGAAGACCCTATGTTTACATTGATATCAGCCATGGTGATTCCTCCTTATTACTGGGCCGTGAACGTCTTGGTCTCGGGATCGAAGGTGCCCACCGTTCTGTTGCCAGCAAAGCGGATCTCAAAAGGCACCTTCACACCGGAGGTATCGCCGCCATAGCTCGTGGGGATCACGACCACATCCTCACGCACGGCGCGAATCACAGTAGGCTTTCCACCGTCCTCGCCGGGCTTCAGCAGCACTTCCACATAGGAGGTCTTGCATTCGTCGCCGGACTTGCGGAGCATAGCGATCTCCATGATCTTCTCGGTCAGAGCATCGTCGTACTCATAGTAAACGGGGTCTGCAGTACTGGTAGCTTCGTAGCCGTTGTGCTTCACAGAATTCTCGCCCAGAATATTCTTGCTGGTTTCCACATCGGGGCTGAGATCGATGCTCAGCTCTTCAAGATCCTTGCCCAAGAGGACATAGGCAGCAGCCTCGTAGGTCTTAGCGAACGCGGAGTCCAGATAGTGGGCAAGATACTTTCTTTCAGCCTTCATTTCATATCTCCTTTACAGATCGAATTCATAGGTATACTGGATCGTAATCGGGAGGATCCAGTCTTGGGTTTTGTTGTCGTTTGGAATTGTGCCGTAGACATTGTTACGGGTAATACGGGTGATCGCTCGCCCATCGGAAAGCACGGGATACTCCTTCAGCTGTACCGCCACAGCATCTATCTCCACAGGCTCCCTGCAAAGCCACTTGCCCAGCGCATCCAAGAACTCTGTGGCATACAGCTTGTACAGTTCACCCGTTGCAGCTGTACGATAGCTAACGAGAAACGGGTACTGGCAGGTTTGGTATACATGGTCGGTGATAGACCTTCGCTCGGAAAGCACCAGTGCGCCGGCATCCGCAAAGAATGCGATCCCAGCATCCTCGCTCTGTTCTTCAAAACAAATCCTCTGATCATTCAACCCAGGGAATTGATTCAGCAAAGCCTTCACAGCTTTGGTAACGATCTCATATCCGGCCGCATCAACGCCAATCGGTTTGACCTCTGCCATTTATCCACCTCCTGCCAGTTTTTTTGTTTTCTTCACCCACGCTTCTCCATCGGCTTTTTTCGCAGGCTCAAACCAGTGATCTGTTGCATCCGGATTTACATGGGTAGAATAATGAAGCGGTTCCTCTGTGGGCTTCAGTTCGGCACCTTTTCGGTACCGCAAAAGATACTCGCCCGGTCCAACAGGTATTTTTGCCGGGCCTTTACCGGTTACGGAATCCACCATCTTCTTGCCCTCGTAAAGGTATCGACCCCTGGACGGAGCTGCCGCCACAACAATACCGGAGCCTGCCAGCGCCTGAGACATGCCCTGTGTCTCGTTGATGAAGACGCCCGTCTCTTTTGGCATAAAGGGAATCATTGATGTCATGACCATGGAGTCCAGCTCACGCTGCGCCCGGGAAAACTGAGCATCAAAGCGAGACAGATCCAACCGCATAACGCCATTTATCGTCCTGTCGGTATAGGAGAATTTGAATTTCAGTTTTTCGATTTTCTTCGCCATACTATTTACCCATGATCTCAAAATGGGGAATCAGACGGTACGGACCACCCACAGAGGTAACCGCGAACACAAAATCATGCAACCGGTTCATGTGGTTGTAAAACCCCATGTCCGCCACATGGTCCGCATCATATATCGCCTCTTCACTGCCCCAATCACCCAGCCAGAAGAAGTCAAAGCGGTCTCCGGGGGTAAAGGTAACAAAGCCAACGATCTCCGGTCGTGCTGCCCACTCTTTCGGTGGCAGCCAACACTTGCCGGCGACCAGAATATTCCCCTCTATATCCTTGCTGTATGGAACATAAAGGGCGGCGTTGTCGGCCGCTTTCGGGCCGTACTTCGCAAGGACCGCCGCCCGGTCCAGATCTACATGAACATTGCGGATCACTGTCGGGTACCAGACATCGCCTTCGTCAATCTTCTTGCGGTTAAAAAACGTAATCGTTTGGGAAAACACGGGTTTACCTCCTTACCGGGTAAAACCCCATATACAGCAGGTTTACACCGTTGCCATCCGCCACGCCGGAAAGATATTCCTTTACGATCTCCCGGATGGTGCGCTCCTTCTGGGCGGCATCCATTGCAGCAAGGTCAGCTGCGGTTTGTGCATGCTGGCTTGCGGAATAGGATACAGATTCACTGCCCGACGATACACTGGTGATCACACGGCCACGCAGGCCACCTTCCGTCTGTTCAAGTCCCCGACCCATAGAGGCGGATCGCTCCGCCTCATGGATCTGGTAAAGAAAATGAACGATTTGGGCGGCGCAGCGCCTGACGGCGGTGGCAGAATCCGCATCGGAAGGAAAGGCCACCTTCAGCTTTTTAACCCCATCTGCGCCTGTTGTGAGCCCGTCGATGCAACGGCAGGCATCAAAGGAAAGGCGATCAAATAGCTTCTCGTCGATGGCGTCATACAGTTCGTTGTACTTTTCCTTGGTTATGTACATTACTTACACCGCCCTTTTCTTGTCAGTTTACGGCGCCTTCGATGATGGCGGCCAGCTTGGGATCCAGAGTCTTGACGCCGCAGATCATGTCGATGGATACAGTATCGGTCTTTTTGTTGATGTCGTATGCCTGCACGACACGCAGACCAAAGCCATCATAATTCACGATGGCAGCATTGGCAGCACCCTGAGGCAGTGCAAGAGGCCGGGTAACGAAAGCAAAGGCATTCTTATGGAAGGCCATAGCCGCAACACCGGCGGTGTCCGCATTCTGATCAACATAGAAGTCCATGCCGTACTTGCGGCCCAGGGAAGCTTCACGCAGCGCGGTGCCCTCGTCGCCCACCTTCTCAGCGGAAACAAACAGATCGGTCTTCAGCAGCTTGGTCTCAGTATCGGAGCCATAGACGAAGCGGCGGTCGGCAAGGGGCGCGCCGGCCTTGGTCAAATAAGCACGGGCATCAACCACATCGTCCTGCACCACAGCGGTGGCAGGAACACTCTGATCGATGTCTGCCTTCAGAGCCAGAAGCAGCCCATCGACCTTATTGGCGAAGGCCTGCATGGCAGGTACCAGCAGCTGCTTGGAAAAGTCCTCAATGTCCAAAGTCAGCTGCTTTGCGGTAACAGCAAAGGACACATCCAAGAGCTTGTCCATCTTAACGGCAACGCCTTCTTCCACAGAATCCTGCACTTCGATCTCACCGTTGAATTCCTTTGCCGTAAAGCTGGCAGGCTTGCGGATCGTAATGGTATCACCCACGCCCTGCACAAACTCATCAGAGTAGTCACGGTGGACGAGGTTAGCCATAACAGCGTTGTTGCGCAGCACCATCAGTGCCTCACGCGCAATGATTTCGGGGGTCAAAATAGTCATGTTTCATTCTCCTTATTTGTTTTTTCTGGCGGCGATATATTCCGCCATCGTCAGTTTGCCAAGGTCTTTTGTACCGCCACCGGCGCCACCCTGTCCGCCGCCACCGGCACCACCTGCAGCAAAGCGAGGTGTGCCGCCATTGTCTTCGAACAGATATCCGTTTTCTGTTCTCAGCGCATCCAGCGCGGCCTTGATGTCCTTCTCCTGATTTTTGCTGGAACGCAGCGTGTCCAGATCAAGAAGCGCACCGATTGCCTTGGCATTTCTGCCCTTGGCTTCGGTGATGGCAGAAGAAAGCAGATCGCTGAACTCCCGTTCGTCCTGCTGACGCTGGTGTTCGGCAACTGCGTTGTCGTGCTTGGTCTTCCACTCGTCACGCTCACGGGTGATGGCATCAAAATCCTTGCCCTCAAAGCCCTTGAGGGTCTGCTCTGCGGTCTCAGCTCTGGTGGTCATGGCGCTCAGATCTTCGCTCAAGCGATCGACCTTCTTCTCGTGCTCGGCAATGGTCTTGTAGTTTTCCGCTACGGCCTTGTCGAACGCGGCTTTCTTGTCCTCGGGGATTTCGATGCCCACCTCGGACAAAATGGTGTAGATGTTCTTCATTTTTAGATCCTCCTATATCGTAATTTATTGACCGCCCGTCAGCGGTAATGGATTGAGCCGGATATACCCCCGGCAAGGTTGGAGCCACCAGACGGATTCGAACCGCCGACCTGCTGATTACAAAGCAGCTGCTCTTCCAGCTGAGCTATGATGGCATAAAAAAGCCAGGCCCGACTTTATGCCGGGTCTGGCCGTTTATTTAGTTATTATCCGGATCTTCTGCTGCGAAGCCGATCTTTCGGGATCTGCTCTTTTTAAGCACGAGCGTCTGCTCCTTCAGCTCCACCTCGATCTCAACAGACCGGTACGGAAGCTGATCAACCAGCTTTTCGATCTCATTCAGTATTGTTTGATATTCGTACATAGCAAGTTTTTACGCAAAATAGCTGTTGTGGCATAGAAAAAGCACCAGCATTTCTGCATGGTGCTTAATCATTTCTGTGATATGGGCAATTCTTACATATTTCTCCGAATCCTTCTTTTGAAGTTGCTTTTTCCGGCGCAGTATACTTTGGTGCCCATCCATCTACGACCATGTGAATATCAAAGCACTCATCGGCACCGATTTCTTGCTCCATGAGCGGACAATTTACGGGGTAGTTAATATCCATTTTTCTCCAACACCTCCAGCAATTTCTGTACTTTTTCTTTAAACTCAGCTTTACCAAATGCCGTCCTGATGTGCTGCTCTTCCATATCGACATATACGGCTCCGTCTGTTCCATAGAACCGTTCAAACTTTCCATTCCACACGGTAATCGATACCCTGCTTTCCCGAATCCACTTTTCAGCTATCTCTCGGCTCACATTGTGATCTCGTTCAGCATTTATGTGTTTCTCATCGAACGAAAGAGATTCCACCTCTATTCCTCTTGGTGGAATATGTACTGGCGCTGTTTTTGCCACACTGGCAGCCTCTCTTATTTCAACTATCATTTTATCATACTTTTCTTTTTTTGCAAGGTCTGCTTGATAGTCTTTTTCCGCTTTTATCGATGCCCTGGCCTGCTCACGGTCCCACTTGGCGATCTGCATCCGCTCACTACGTCGCTTCAGATTGTTATCCTCACAAAATTCGTTGTAGGCCTCATTCTGCTTTTTAAGCAGCGCCACCTTCTTTTGGTAGGCTTCCTCCACCTGCTGCTTGCCTTCCTCGGTGCCGGCGCTGTCCACAGCCTTTTTAAGGGTCGCACACTCCTGCTTGGTCTTCCGGATCCGGCGCTCCATGGTCCGCTGTTTCTGCTGCAGCTCATATTCCTTTTTGTTTTTCTCGCTGTCGAACTCCTTGAACGGATTGTGTTCTCCGTCGCCCGGGCCCTTGTGGTGCCGGCAGTTTGCTCCGTGGATGCCCTGCACGTGGCCAAAGCCGCACACGGAGAAGGGAGGAAAACGGGGATTGTTTCCACTCTTGGAGTAAAATTTCCCCTGCCACCAAAAATGATTTGTGAAGTCCTCCTTCTCGGTGACACGGGCGCCGAAGTGGGAAGATACCAGAATAATATCCCAGTTCATTTCGTCCATACGGGCGTCTGTGATCTGCGCCGTTGCCTGAGAAACACCGGTGCGGATGCAGCGCATTGTGGCCGTTTCGATGGTGTCGGTATGAACACGCTCTTCTCCGGTGACCGGATCAGTCTTCGTGTACTTGACTACCGCCACACCCTCATTGGCCAACCGCAGGATCGCATCCGCAAACGCTTGGGAATATCCCATCGCTCCGGACGATACCATAGTGTAGGCCCTGTCACAAGCCGCCACGAAAGACTGCTGGCAGGCATCGGCAGTTGTACGGGTGAAGTTTATCCACTCACCCACCGTTGCTTCATAGGCCCTCTGCATCAGACGTACCAAATACGGGGACTGAGCAAGGGGCGCAGGGTCCAAGCCTGCAGCCCGGTATACCGCATCATCCCACTCCATGTTTTCGACCCCTGCTGCCTCCATGGCCTCGGCGATCTCTTTTTGCATCAAGCCGGTATACTTTGCCAGAACCTTTTCGATATCCTCCCGGAGATAGCCGGCGTCCTGAAGCACCTCCAGCTGCCACTTATCTCTGGCCGTCAGCACATAGTCTTCGCCCCGGTCTAACCGGATCGCTATCCGTTCAACGATTTGCTGGATGATTTCATGATGCAGCAGCTCTGCGATCGCTTCTCCGCCCTCTGCAATTGTTTCAAGATATTCCGGAGAAAGCACGCATTACCACTCCTTTTGGTTATTCCTCCAAAGCAAAAAGTTTCGGCGGCTGATGTGCCGCAATTGAGGCTGCCTCAAGCGCCTTTGCATCCTCCTCCGTGAAGCCTTCAAACTTCATCAGGAAGTACCAGAACGGGATCTTACCCGACACCACATAGCTCCACCACCGTGCCCGGTCTTCATCTCGATTGTAGGTGATATCGCCAAAGTCCAGCGCCACCTCATAAGCACCGGCAGGCGCCAAACCATAGAGGTCAGCAAAAACATTCAGCGCGTAGATCAGCCCTTTTACGCAGCACTCCAGCTTGTCCCGGACGTCCTTTGTCGTCTGAACCGTACGTTGCTGAGCTGCCTCCACACCGGTCGCCGTCTGGAAGCCGGTTGTTTCGCTGAACACAAAATGCCCGTTGGAAAATCCGGATTTATAGCCGATCTGACTGAGCAGATTGTTTATGCCCCTGATGCGCATATCTGTGTTGAGTTCCGGGTTGATCTCCTGATAGTAGGTCTCCCGTCCGTCACCCCGAACCATTTTGACCATGTCCGGGAACTTCATCCGCCGAGCCTTACTCTGTGCCGCCTCCAAGCCTTTTGCCACCGGCTCACCGGAGAAGGTCAGAAGAGCTTCGTCGGCCAGTGCAATGCGCTTGCTGTCAATGATCTCCTCGGAATTGCGAGAATAGGCGATATCCAAATCCCGTAGTTCCTGAATGGCTTCCGAAAAGATGGGCAGACCTAAAGGGGAGTTCAGGTCGATATTGTTTGCCTGGGGCATCCTAAAAACGCCGTAGAGGTTGCCGGTCACATTCTCCACATACGCTTCATCATCAAGCTCAGACCACGGAGAAGCTTTCATGCTCACCGGCCGCTTTGTATCATCGGGCGATTCGCCCACATAGCACCTGTTGGTGATCACATAGAGGCCGTCTTCAAAACGGTGGTACTCCAGCATCGTGTACCATTTATTTCCCCGGCGCTTGTAGTTGTGGAAAACAATTCCGTCGATATTACCATCCGTATGGTGCGTGACCTCAAACTCCATAGGCGTGTACATTCTGACGGTTTCGCCATCCGGCTTCAGGATGATCGTACCATACGCGCAGCCGTATTCCACCCAAGACCGCAGCTGGTAGTAGATCTTCTCGATCTGCGCTTTAAGCCAGTCAGCCCGTACGGAACCGCTGATTTTGATTCCAATACCCAGCGTGGCAAGACGTGCCGTTTCAGAGCACACAGCCTTCGCAAAGTTTACTGTGTCAATGCCGTCCTCTTCATCCAACCAGCAAGGATCTCCCCGGTAGATGTTCACGCACTCGCTGATCCACGACTGCATCTGTTCCGAGCTGATGGGCTCGATATTGAATTCTTCCTTTGCTTTGCTCTTTATGAGCATAGAAAACCACCCCTTGATTCTGCTGTAAATACTCATGCGCTGGTGCCCCTTCTGTTAAAAAGCTGTTCGTATGCGTACCGGAGCGCTGATATGGCGTGATCGTTCCGGTCCGGGTATCCGCTGATCACATTGCCATCCTTATCCCTGTCGTACTGGTAAGCAATGATCTCTTCATGGGCATAAGGTGTACGGTGCGGATCGATCACGAGTGTACGCCCCTGCAGCCATTTGAAGCCATACTCCACGGAACCGGGTCCTTTTTCTGCTCCACGGGCAGGTAGCCCGGCATCCCTGTAATCGTTTACGGATTTGGGCTCGGCGCTGTCGCAGGTGATCGTATAATCATCGTATTTTTTTTCCAAGATCCATTTGGCCGTCTGTGCG